AAAAAATTGGAAGCCTACTGACTATCACGATGATGGCAGGACATTAACTGCAGAAGAAACTGATAGAAGAAATAGTCAGGTTACTGAAATGTTTAATAGGTTAAACTCTTCAGTTCTTTTAACTCTTTTATTTGAGAATCTTGGCGAGTTTGTTTTTGATAGAAAAGATTTAATTCATTTAAACAAATACGACATGCCACCTAATGACACATCTGTAAACCCATATGATCCAGACTTTCATGACTACATCAAAGATATTGGCGGACACGTTAATGTTTATTACAACGCCAAGACAGACAAGGTATCAATGAGAATTGTAAGTTATGAAGAAGGTCTTCATACACAGAATAATAATGAAACTGTAGGCTTCTTTTCAATAAGAAGGCCATGGAATGTCTATGGCATAAAATTCCTTAAGGAGGAAGAATGACACAAGAACAAGATATTTTTGCATCATTAAATGTATCAAAGATATTAGTTGCAATATTAGAAATGCAAAATGAAATTACAATACCTAGCGATTTATTTATTAACGCAGCAACAATTGATAAAGAGCTTCAAGTTGATTACGACTCAGAGAATCAATCATTTAAGTTTAAGTTAAAAGGAAAAGATGAATCAGGGACAAATAACGACCAGCTCATTACAGACTTCGAGTAATGACGTAGAGCTTGTAACAGACTATGGGCTAGATGTTTTATCAGCACTACTTCACGAAACGGCAATTGAAAAAGGTTTTTGGAATAACCCAAAAAACTTTGATGTCTTTGGCAATAAGCTTGCATTGGTTCATTCTGAAGTAACTGAAGTCCTTGAAGCGATTAGAAAAAATAAAGGGTCTGAGCAGATTGTTGAAGAAATGGTTGACATTATAATTAGAACTCTTGATTTGTATGCATCTATGCGAAATGCTGGCTTTGTAACTCATAGTTTAGATGAAGTTTTATTTAATAAAATAGAAATAAATAAGGACCGACCAGCACTTCACGGCAATTTATTTTAATGATATAATTGTATCAAAGAGAGAGAAAAAAATGACTATAGCGATTGATGACATCCTAGCAGGATTAGATCCAAAAACAAGAGCAAGAGTAAAAGCAGCACAAGATGTAAAGGTTGAAAAACAAAAGACACCAAGTATTGGCCTTAACATGGCATTAAGAGGTGGATTAGGCTACGGCAGACAGGCCCTTGTTTGGGGAAATAAGTCTGCAGGCAAATCTTCATTTTGTTTACAGATGATTGCTCTTGCACAAAAAGAAGGAAAGACATGCGCTTGGATTGATGCAGAAGCATCTTATGATCAATCATGGGCTGAACAGTTGGGAGTAGATTCCTCTTCTCTTATTTACTCTCCAGCAAAAACCGTCAATGACATGGTGGATGTTGCTACAAAATTAATGGATGCGGGCGTAGATATTATTGTTGTAGATTCTATTTCAGCATTATTGCCAGCAATTTATTTTGAAAAAGATGGAAATGAAATGAAGGATTTGCAAGACACAAAGCAAATCGGCGCCGAAGCAAAGGATATGACTCACGCAGTCAAAATGTTAAACTATGCAAATAAAAACACATTACTGGTTCTCATCTCACAGCAAAGAAATCAATTTGGATCTATGCATGCTTCCCATATCCCAACAGGGGGAATGGCAGTCAAATTCTTTTCTTCAACAGTTATTAAGCTTTGGTCCTCAGAGGCTGAAGCAAATGCGATTAAGGCAGGCATTAAAGTTGGTGACAAAATTATTGAACAAAGAGTTGGCAGGCCAGTCAATTGGATTATTGATTACAACAAGCTCGGCCCCCCTAACCTTTCAGGACAATACGACTTCTACTATCAAGGAGAATCTTTAGGCGTTGATTCAGTAGGAGAAACTCTTGACGTTGCAGAGATGGTCGGGGCAGTGGAAAAAGGTGGAGCTTGGTATACTGTTAATGGAGAAAGACTTCAGGGACGTGCTAAAGCCGTAGCTTATCTAAGAGGCAACCCTAAAGTTGTTGATGGTCTTATAAAGGACATTGATGCCAAATCTTGATGAGTTTTTAAATAAAGTAAATTTAGATACTCCTGTCATTGACGGTAGCATTGAAATTATAGAGAGCATTAGGCCTTGTTCAAAATGCGATCTTTATGTAGAATCTTATGAATTTAACAATCAAAGCATGGAGATGTATTGGAAATGCAAAGACGGTCACGAAACAAGACACAAGGTCGGATGATGTCAGAAAGAGCAGAAGTAAAAAGAGACGGCGCTAAAGCGCAAAAAAATTCAGGCAGAGGCGATTATCAAAAGGGTGATGCACAATGGAATCAATTCCTTGTGGATTACAAAGAAGCAGGTACATCCTTTACTTTAAATAAAGATAACTGGGCAAAAATTTGTACGGACACATTTAAAGTAAACAGGGATATGCATCCAGCATTAAAGATTATTATAGGAAAAGATTCTAAGGTAAGACTTGGAATTATTGAGTGGGCAGTATTAGAAGATCTAATACATTTCTGGGAGGAAAATCATGAATAAGTACGAAGTAATGCCACAGGTTGTTATATATAGAGACATGTTTGACAAGGAAGATCTAAAGAGATTTTATAGTTTAATGGATCTCTATGAAAATGATACAAGCCAATTTGAAATAACACACGAAGAGCTTTCTACAAGAGGTGATAACCACGGAGTCTTGCCAAAAGAAATGGCAGACATCTCTCCAATAAATGAGTGGGTTCCGTGGCACACCTTTGGCAAAAAGACATTTTTTAACTCTAAGCAAAAGCCAACAGATATTGGTGATGATAATCTTGAATTTTTATATAGCTTTAGAGAAAAGCTTTATGACATATTCGCTGTAGTTTTTAAAGACTATATAAATGAATGGTCAGAGTCTGGATATTGGCCAGAGTATATCGACAACTGGAAGCTAAATGAAGCGGGTGCTGGAAGAATGCATTACTCTGTCATAGAAGTTTTAAAGCATGATATACATGCCGAAAAAAATCTTGCAATTACATTTCATACAGATGCACATAAGCATAGAGTTGGTCAGCCAAGAGCACAACAGATTATAACAATCACCATTTATGTAAACGATGATTATACAGGAGGAGAAGTTGAGTTCTTAAACGAAATTGACGAAGTGCCAAAGGTCGTTACTTACAAACCAGGAGTTGGAGATGTCACTGTTTTCCCATCTGGCATGCCATATTTTCATTCGGCAAAAGCTGTTACTGAAGGAAACAAAAAAGTTTTTGTTAGAGTTTTTGCACAATGGGATTACCCAGGATCAAAAGAATGGGCAGATGGCATTGAAAAATACGGAGAAGAAGAGTGGCTTCGCATTGTAGATGCTGACGTTCAAGAAAAGGTCTCTACTGGAATATATGATCGTGAAGTTAGAATTGAAGGAACAAAATGGCATGATGTAAATCCTTCTATTAAAATTGAAGTGGCTAAAGAAAATCATATTTATGTAGACGGTAGAAACCAGTGACTAGATTAATCTTCGGGATTATGATAGGATTCTCTGTGGGTTATCCGCTAGGATTATTTATAGACAAATGGGACAAGAGGATTAAAAATGACAGAAGATAAGAACACTCTTCAGCTAATCAGCGATATAACAGAGTTCAATGACCTTCATGAGTACATGAAAGACGAACACTTAGATAAGGCTTTGGCCATTGTTGTTAAGATACTAATGAACCCTGAAGTTCCTTCCGCAAAAGCCCCCATGCTAATCATGGAGCTTCAAGCAATGTCTACCAAGTTTGCAGTGATGGCCTCTGTATATTCTACTATTGCAAAGGACAAAGCGGGAACTATTAATAACAACAAGAAAAACGTTTACTATTCAGTAAAGGAGTCCATAGACAAACTTGTAGATGCACTTAAGTATGTAGTAAGGTATAACTCATAATGATTAAAGACATACTTCTTTGTACGTTGACAGGAGCTATCCTAGGCGGAATATTTGCAGCATTTAAATTGCCAGTTCCAGCACCACCATATTTTCCTGCAGTTATGGGGATCATTGGCATTTGGCTCGGCGCTGATTTAGTTTTTAGGTTTGCTAATGGCTAGAGATATTGTAAAGAACCTTAAGTTTAAAAAACATACTGGTAAGTTTTTTGATCCAGAGTTGTTTGCTCAACTTCTTGATGAGTCATATCGCAATACTAAACGAGCAGACGGAGAGATGACTAAGAAGTCATTCAGTCCAAGTTCATTGGGTTACGGTCATGGTAAGTGTCCTAGATATTGGTATATGGCTTTTTCTGGCGCAGTTTTTATTGATGATAACGATGCAGTTGCAATTGCTAATATGGCACAGGGAACTCAGGCGCATGAAAGACTACAGAAGCTTATTTCTACCATGCCTCAGTGGAAAGCGGAAGAAGAAGAGATTGTTAATGAGTATCCGCCAATCAGAGGCTTCATAGATCTTATTATGGAGTATGATGGCGAGACAGTAATTGGTGAAATTAAAACAGCAAAGCAAGAGGTTTGGGATACAAGACAATCAGAAATGAAGTCTTCTTCAAATCACATGCTTCAGCTTTTAACATACATGAAATTAAAAAATGCTAAAGAAGGATTCTTCCTGTACGAAAATAAAAATACTCAAGAGATACTTATCATTCCAATCTCAATGAATGAAAAGAATAAAGCCCTGATTGAAAATGCCTTCTTATGGATGCAAGAGGTTTACGATAACTTTAAAAATGGAGATCTTCCAATGAGGCCAGCAGGCGCAACTAAATCAAAAATGCCCTGCACTTATTGCCCAGTAAAAAAACAATGCTACGATAAGTCTGGCCCAACAGGTACAGTTCAAATAGAGTTATACGAGGACTTTATTCTGTGATATGTGCAAATAAAGAATGCATGTCTGAGTTTGTTTCGAGAACACATAATCAAAAATATTGCTCTGATGAGTGTTGCAGAATTGCAACAAACAAGAGGATCATGGATAAATATTATGAAAAGAAAGCAATTAAAAAAGGAGCCCTGAGAAATTGCAAAAAATGCAAGTCTGAGCTAAGTAGATATAACACAGAAAATATATGCTCTTCTTGTTCAAAAACTAATTATGCTAAGGCTAAAAAGATGATCTCGGAAATTATAAATGAAATTAGCTAGCCTAGTTAAAACTAAAGCCAATAGAGTGTTAGGTATAGACGCCTCAACAAACTCTATAGCTTTTTGCTTAATGGAAGATGATGTCCCTTTAAAATGGGGAAAGATCAATCTTGTCGGAGAAGACATTTATGAAAAAATTCATGATGCAAAAAATAAAATGGCAATGATGTTAGATGAACTTAAGAGTGATTATATTGCCGTAGAAGGAGCCATACTTGTCAGATCACCAGATGCTGTGATAAAATTGTCTTATGTCTATGGAGTTGTTATTGCTGAGCTCATGTCTACTGGCGCTAAGGTTATTACTATTAGCCCATCCTCGTGGCAGGCGTACATTGGCAACAAGAATCCGACAAAGGATGAGAAGTCTGGAATAAGGTTGGCAAACCCAGGCTATGCAGATTCATGGTATAAGAATCAATTACGTAATATGAGGAAGCAAAGAACTGCTGATTACTTTAATAAGAAATATGGTTTAGAAATTGTGGATTTTGACGTTGCAGATAGTTTTGGTATTGCACATTATAGTAACCAGGTGCTTACTAAGCGATGAAACTTTATCAGAGTAAAGATTGGCTTTACAGAAGGTACATAGTACAAAAGAAAACAGTTACAGAAATAGGTAAAGAGTGCGGTGTCTCTGCTATGACTATACAGAGATATTTACAAGAGTTTGGACTGCTAAGAAAAAAATGAGTGACTACCCAAATAAATCGGGCGGGTACCAGGCGTGGATAACCGACCTTCAATTAATTGCAACAGATGCACCATCAGGACAAAAAATTATTGTTGAGTGTTTAGAGATGGCAGAGATGCTAATTAAAAAGAATGTGTCGTATGGGAACTCAGCGCTAGATCCAATTCGTATATTTTCAAAGGCGGATTCAAAGGAACAAATTAGAGTCCGTATTGATGACAAGTTAAATAGAATTCAGAATGATCAGGCTTTCCCTGGAGACAATGATATTGATGATCTAATAGGATACCTAATTCTTTTAAAAATTGCCAATAAGTCTTAGTCAACTAAAACATGGTATAATTTATATATGAGCGAAATAGAGCCAGCAGTACATTTTGATCGCATGAATAGGGTTGTGGAAGAGCTTTTAAAGGGCAATTCAGCAACTCAGATAGCCACGCTTACAGGATTCTCACGCAAAGAAGTTTTAGAGTACGTTGATGAATGGAAGTCTGTTGTTCATAACGACAGCAATATTCGTGACCGTGCAAGAGAGGCCATATCTGGCGCAGACCAGCACTACGCAATGCTGATAAAAGAAGCTTGGAAAACGGTAGAAGATGCAGACACACAGGGCCAGCTAAGCGTAAAGGCAGGAGCTTTAAAGTTAATCGCAGATATAGAAACAAAAAGAATAGCAATGCTACAGTCAATCGGCGTGTTAGAAAACACTCAGATAGCATCTCAGATTGCAGAGACAGAGCGTAAGCAGGAGATCTTGGTTGGCATATTAAAAGAAGTAACCGCATCTTGTCCTAAATGCAAAATGGATGTTGCAAAAAGACTTTCTCAGATTACAGGAATTGTTGAAGCAATTGTAATTGAGGACGCTGATGTCGTTTGATTTTTCAGATTTAATTGATATTTTAGATGGCGAAGAGTTTGAAGAAAAGCCTGTTGATCTTAGAACATTTGTTAACGATCCAAACTATCTAGGACTACCACCTCTTTCAGAATACCAGTACCTTCTGATTGAAAAAAGCTCTCAGATATACAAAGAGTCAACACTAAAGAAGTTGTTTGGAGAAGACGAAGGTGCAATAAGATTTAAGCAGACAGCAAATGAAGTAGTTGCACAACTTGGCAAAGGTTCAGGAAAAGATTACTGCTCAACAATTGCAGTTGCATATATAGTATATTTACTATTGTGTTTAAAAGACCCAGCAACATATTATGGAAAGCCCCCAGGAGATTCTATTGATATTATTAATATTGCTATTAACTCACAACAGGCAAACAATGTATTCTTTAAAGGATTTAAAAGTAGAATAGATAAGTCTCCATGGTTTATAGGGAAATATTATTCAAAGGCTTCTGAAATTCAATTCAGTAAAGCAATAACAGTACACTCAGGTCACTCAGAAAGAGAAGCCTGGGAAGGATATAACGTTATTGTTGTTATTCTTGATGAAATTTCTGGCTTTGCAATTGAAAATACGACGGGCCACGATCAAGCAAAAACAGGTAGTGCGGTGTATGATATGTATAGGGCATCAGTAGACTCACGTTTCCCAGACTTTGGAAAGGTTATTTTGCTATCGTTCCCTAGATTTAAAAATGACTATATTCAGCAAAGGTACGACGCTGTAATTGGAGAAAAAGAAACTGTAATTAGAGATCACAAATTTAAGATGTATGAGGAGTTACCAGATGGAACTGAAGGTAATGAGTTTGAGATTCAATGGGAAGAAGATCATATTGTATCTTACAAAATACCTAAAGTTTATGCTCTTAAACGCCCAACTTGGGAAGTTAATCCAGTTAGAAAAATTGACGATTTTAAAACAGCCTTCTATACAAACCCAACAGATGCTCTTTCAAGATTTGCTTGCATGCCACCAGACGCAATTGACGCATTCTTTAAGTCAAGAGAAAAAGTAGAAAAAGCATTTAATGTGGGAGCAATTGCCGTAGACAACTTCGGCAGACTTGAAGAGTGGTTTTTGCCAGACCCAGATAAAAAATATTATATACACGTAGACTTGGCACAGAAGCATGACCATTGTGCAGTAACGATGGCTCATGTAAACAAATGGGTTAACGTAAAGGTAACAAATACAATCTCACAGCCCGCCCCTATTGTAGAGATAGACGCAGTTAGATATTGGACTCCTACACCAGACAAGTCTGTTGACTTTACAGAAGTTAAAGACTACATTCTTTCTCTTAAAACTAGAGGCTTTAATATAGCAATATGTACTTTTGACAGATGGAACTCTCATGATATGATGCAACAACTAAAACAATATGGCATCAATACAGAGATTCTGTCTGTCGCTAAAAAACACTATGATGATATGGCAATGATTGTGGCGGAAGAAAGACTAATAGGGCCGCACATACCATTGCTTATAGATGAACTATGTCAACTTAGAATCATGAGAGACAAGGTTGACCACCCTAGAAAGGGGTCAAAAGACTTGGCGGATGCTACTTGTGGAGCTATATTTAATTCAATTAGTAGAACTAGATTTGATAATAATCAAGAAATAAATGTACATACTTATGAATCAATGAGCTATGACAATGACTTTGGGGACAAGGATGACCCAGATACAACATCCTATAATCTGATCAGGGCACCAAGAATGCCCCAGGACTTAAGAGAAGCAATGGACAGGATGCAAATAATATGAGCGAATATCAAGAGCTAGCCAAAGAATGTAAGTGTTGCAGTAAACACGTACCTCTTCCAATTGTAATGAAATCATACAATGGTATTGTGGTTTGCCCAACTACACTACAAAATATAATAGAGTATAAAAGATTATGGGAGGCATTTGGATCAAGACCCATGGGAGCAATTAGAAAACATTTTTCAGAGTATGTTCAGCAGATTGTAGAATCTGGTATATCCAAAAATGAAAGCTAAATTTACTTCAAGCAGCCTTGCCGAATCAATTGTTAATGAAAAGGCATCAAAGTCTGTATACTACTATCCAGGGATAGAGTCTGATATATATAAGAATAAATTAAATCTTATAAAGAACGGTGGATGGAAGAGGATGGAGTTCGGCTCCATATGCGAATATAACGAGTATGGATTTAGATCACCTAAATTTAAAAAAGATATAGATCTATTATTTGCTGGATGCTCAGTAGCTTCAGGACTAGGGCTACCAATAGAAGAAACAATGCCTTACATATTAAGTAATAATTTGCATGTAGAGTATAACTCTGTTGCAAGATACGGTGACAGCATCCCTGGACAGATAAGTAAAATTTTTTCTTATATAAATGAATTTGGAAACCCTAAAAAAATAGTAGCATTGTTCCCAGACTTTAATAGATTCCTTACATTTAATAATCAAGCTTTGCTTGCGTCACAATCATTTTTTGATTCTTATGATGAAAAGACTTTTGTATGGGCAAATACTCAATCTGAAAATGATTTTAGAACTAAAGAGTATATGAATTTTATGATTAAAAATAGTACAACAGTTTCTGCAGAACAAAACCCAAAAGGAATATATAAGAGACCTCTGATCGCAAATGATGTTATTACTGAAGAAATTTCACACATGTACGCCGCTCAGTATATAGATATGCTGTCTCTTTATTGTAAGGCAGCTGGTATAGATTTTGTTTGGAGCACATGGGATACTACTACTAATGAGCTTATTAAAAAAATAAACTTTGAAAATTATATTAGCTGTAGCCCAGAAAATTGGTCTGTCTCTGGAGATTTGGACATCCTGCATGATCCAGAAACAAAAAATAAAATAAATTGTCACGAAGATAAAAACAACAGCACAAGTTTTCACGTAGCTCTTGATAGAGAAAAAGGTATAGAACACTCACATTTTGGTCATCATAGACATCTGCATTACGCTGAAACTTTTTTAAATTACTTAAAAGGAGTCCTAAATCGTGATAGTAATTAAATATTACATATATAAAATAATTCAAAAATTTAAAAAGAAAAAAAAGAATAGGTTTATATACTAATGAGAATATTAGGAATTAATGAGACATCTCATGATGCCTCCGTGTCTTTAATAGAGGACGGAAAGGTATTATTTGCAGGTCATGCAGAGAGATATAGCAAGCAAAAAAATGATTGGTATATCAATGATAGTTTAGTTAATGATGCTTTGTCTTACGGCCTACCTGATGCTGTAGCCTACTACGAGAAACCCCTTCTGAAGGCCTCTAGGCTGCTTGTAAGAGGTGGTTCAGGTGAATGGAACCCAAGGTTTAAGATCGACGGGATACCCCGTAAATCATTTGGCCACCACTACTCCCATGCATCAGCAGGATATTACACGAGTTCATTTAACGATGCCGCTATAGTGGTTCTAGATGCCATAGGAGAATATAACACTTCTACAATATGGACTGGCGAAAGTGATAAGATTAAACTAAAGTATAAGCAAAACTACCCAGTTAGTTTTGGATTATTCTATTCGGCATTTACTCAGCTAATAGGGCTAATGCCAAACCAGGAAGAATATATTATGATGGGCATGGCCGCATACGGAGATTGGACCAAATACTATAAAAAGGTTAACGACTATTTCCCTTCATATACTAGCCAAAAATATAATTTTCATAAAGGAATCACAGATTGGGGCTGGGTTTCAGAAGAAGATAAGTTTGACATTGCAGCCGCAGCACAAATAGTTTACGAACAAAGACTTAACGATTTTATGCGTATGGCAAAGTCGCTAACTGGCAAAAATAACTTGGTGTTCATGGGTGGATGCGCTCTAAACTCTTCAGCAAATACTCTGCTATGGAAAATCTTTGATATGATTTGGATTATGCCAAACCCTGGGGATGCTGGAAGCTCGTTAGGAGCAGCAGCAGCAATGTATGGAAAACATATTGAATGGAAAGATCCTTACCTTGGCCACGATCTTGGCGGGGAATATCCAGTTCAAAAAATAATTGACGGCATACTTAAAGATGGAATTGTAGCAGTTGCAAGTGGAAGAGCTGAATATGGACCCAGAGCATTAGGAAACAGAAGTATACTAGCGGATCCAAGAGATAGAAGCATTAAGGATAAAGTAAACAATATCAAACAGCGTGAGCTGTTTAGGCCGTTTGCACCAGTTGTTATGGAAGAGTGTGCGTCTAAATGGTTTGAAATGGACTTTACATCTCCTTACATGCAATACACTGTAAAGTGTTTGCAGCCAGAAAAGATTCCTTCTGTTGTTCATATAGATGGCACATCAAGAGTTCAAACTGTAAATAAGGATCAGCACAGAGGCCTTTGGAGAGTTTTAAATAAATTCTATCTGCAGACTGGGGTTCCAGTTCTTTTAAATACAAGCCTAAATATAAAAGGTCAGCCACTACTTAACGATGAAAATGATATTAAAGATTGGGAATCTATGTATAACACAAAGGTAATTAGATAAATATGAAAAAGATATTAGTAATAGGAGACTCTCATACATCTAAAATAGGAAACTGTGTTCCTGATATTTTTTTTCTACAAAATAGAAAGCTAGACTATCAATATTCAGAACAAAATTATGTGACTCATATTGTTGAAGATGGTAGGGACATATGGCTAAAAGATTATTTAAAAACTCATGAAGATAAAGGCCTCCAGCTATGGATGTCATCACATCCAGGGAGGTCTGCGCTAAACTTTGATTTTGAAAATTTTGCAAGCGGTACACAAAAGAGACAGCTAGATGAATGGAATGAGGCAGGCAGGATAGTTGTCCCATGGCTAGGCTACATAGACATAAGAAACTGGCTCCCACAGACAGATTTGCCAGGCTACCTTGGAGCAAAAGAAGTTGTTTCGAAATACATTGATAATGTGTTAAAGAAATTTAATAAATGTGAAGTTGTATTCATGGAGCCATTGCCTCAATTTATTTGTTTTATTACAAATGGATGGGTAGAAAATAGAAGTGATCCAGATATTGAATTTGAGCGGAGGCATGAACAGCATCTGTTGTTTATAGATGAACTAAAAAAACAATGCTTAGAGCGTGGTCTTCCTGAGCCTATAAATACAAGAAACATCCTGGGTGACGATATGATAGAGCCATACAAGCAGCCAAAAAAGCCAATCAATATATTGTTAAATGATCATATGAAACAAGAATACTACGAACCAATCGTAAACTATTTGGCTAACGAACTATCTATTGACGATATTAAATAATAAAAGTATAATTCAACTAGGTGCCAGTAGCTTAGTTGGTTAAAGCCCCGAACTCATAATTCGGTAATCGTAGGTTCAAGTCCTACCTGGCACACATAGGAGATTAAATGAAAAGATTAGTTTGGGACAAAGATAAATACCCGCTAGATTTTTTTGGCATATTGACATCTGAGGCGCAAGAAAATGATCTATATGAAGATTTGATTACCTCTCAGTATAGAGAAAATAATATGGTTAAAGAGCTATTCTTAGGTGCGCCTTATAAAAAATTTACATACAAGGGCAAGATAAAGGTAGACTACTCTGTTAATTCTCATGGATACAGAGGACCAGAGCTTGGGTCATCAGAACTACTTACATCTGGGTGCTCCCAATCATTTGGAGTCGGAGTCCCAGAGGAGTTGACATGGACTCACCTGTTAGCCAAAAACAATAACATGTCTTACAATAATCTTTCATACCCAGGAAACAGCACAATTGCAATGGTAGAAGATGTATTTAAATACTTTGAGTCGTACGGTCACCCAAAATATCTAAGACTTTTGTTGCCAGACTTTTTAAGGTTTAAGTTTATTAAGGCAGCAAATGAAAATACATTTATACAAAATTCTCAAGGAAAGATAGGAGAGTTTTTAAATACCGTTTCAGATGCGGATAGATCTATGGCAAAATATGAAAAGCTGCCTATTGCTATTGAAAAAATTATGCCTACATCGGTACCATTTAGATCAAATTTAATTGCTATAAAAATGCTGGAGCAATATGTTTTACAGACAGATATAGATTTTAAATGGTCTAGCTGGCATAACGAATTGAATATTCATTTTGATAAACATAATTATGGATTTAAAAATTATGTAAATAGTAAGCCAGACTACGATAATAATTACAATGAATGCCATAGAGATATTGAGAATTTAGACCCAAGATTTTTCAAGGTTGGCACAGATCCTCAAGAGCATATGGGTTCACATGCTCATGCACACTATTCAGATCTATTTGCTATAGACAATATTTAAAGTAAATACTATAATCATGATATACCTTTGTAGCTCAGCGGAAGAGCAACAGACTTCTAATCTGTAGGTCGCTGGTTCGATCCCAGCCAGGGGTACCATTTTATTTAGCAGTATGTTATACTTATAATGTAATTTGGGTTCGTCTAATGGTCGGACACCCGTTTCCGAAACGGACAATATAGGTCCGATTCCTGTACCCAAAGCACAAAAATAGAAATGGTATACTAAAATAATGGAAAATGAAAACCCTATAGTTATTGTAACAGGTGCGTCCTACGGTGTTGGAAAGTCAACCGCTAAGCTTTTATCTGAAAGCGGATATCATGTAATAGGAATTGCTAGAGATATCGATCAGCTTAATACCATTAAAAATGAAAATATTGAAGTCTATGCAGTAGACATAACAAAAGCAGATCAGGTATATGATTTTTGCCAGAACTTGGCTGGAAGAAATATAGTAGCACTTGTAAACAATGCAGGCGGAGGATTTAATCTTCCAAATAGCATACTCGATGATGATATTGAAAACTGGACAAAAGCTTTTGACCTAAATGTAATTGGTGCAGTAAATCTTACAAAACAAATTGCTCCAATTATGATTAGCAATGGCGGAGGAAATGTTGTCCTCATAACTTCTATGGCGGGTCATTACGTATATCGTGGAGGAAGTAGCTATACTGTTGCAAAACATGCAGAGGTAGCCCTTGCCGAAATTTTAAGATTTGAATTATTTCAAAGTAACATAAGAGTTACAGAAATAGCACCAGGAAATATTGATAGCAGAGGTGATCGTGGGGGAATTAATTCTTTAACTCCAGAAGATGTTGCCGATGCAATTAAATGGTCAATAACAGTACCAAAACATGTTAATGTAGAGCATATATCAATACTACATGTTAATAATCTAAGTAGATAATAGGAGAAATAAAATGGCACAAACCACACACCCACTGGCCGCAAAGGTCGTAGCAGCAGCAAAGAAGTATGCTGATGAGGGATATGCAGAAGGACCAAATAACGATACAGTTTTTGGAAAGAGATACGGAATGAATCACCAACCTTGGTGTGCAATGTTCGTTTCAGGATGCTTTGATGATGCAGGATTAGTTCACCTAGTTGCCGCTTCAACAAAGAAAGGCTTTGCATCATGCGATGCAGGAGCACAATGGTTTGCAAAGAACAAGAGAATTGTTCCAATTGGACAAGCACAAGCAGGAGATGTTGTATTCTTTAACTTTGATAAGACACCAACCGATACAGAACACGTTGGAATTGTTGTAAAAAATGATGGAAAAAATTTGCACTGCTACGAAGGAAACACTAGCGGAAGCTCAAAGGGATCACAAGCAAACGGAGACGGCGTATTCCTAAAGAAGAGAGCGTATAGTCTTGTAATGTCAGTTGCTCGTCCAGACTGGGATGCACCAGCGCCAAAGGCAGCTGCGGTAAAGAAGTCTGCACCAACAAAGAAGGCGGCCCCTGTAAAGAAGGCGGCAGTAAAGAAAAAGTAATGTACGAATACCATGTTAAGAAAGTGACTAACGTAGTAGACGGAGATACAATAGACGTAGAGATTGATCTAGGTTTTGACATATCATTTAGCTCAAGAGTCAGACTAGCTGGAATTGATACTCCAGAAAGTAGAACAACCAATAAAGCCGAAAAGGTTTTGGGACTTGAAGCTAAAGAGTATGTAAAGTCTAAGATTAAAGACGCCAAAGATGTTGTTATTAAGACAGAGAAGATGGACTCATCAGAAAAATACGGGCGTATCCTTGGATGGCTATTCCTAGATGGATCTAAAGTATCAGTCAATGAACAAATGATTGCTGATGGATATGCTTGGGGATACCTGGGGGATACCAAGGTAAAGGACTTTGAAGCACTTGCGAAAGCTAGATCTAAAAAGAAATGAAGCTAACAGAAGTAAAAGCAATAGTAGAGCAGTCTACAAAAGATGGCGTTCCTGCATTTTTTAAAAATTTAATACCTGTTACCCCATCTTGGGATCAATTTTTAAATCATTTTAATTATCAAGTAAATAAAGGCCCAGCAATAAAGGCAATGAACACTGCGCCAGAATATAAGATATTAAACGGTGTGTTACAAAAGCATAACTTTTACTATCAAGTAAGAGATGTTATCAATGAGCCAGGAAAATCTAGAAATTTTTTCCCAGAGATACTTGAGCTTAAGAATTTATTTGATATCATATATGAAGAAAATGCCTGGGGCGGAACTTCATTTATTAATTTTAATTCAAATGAGCCAAATGTTCCATCACACGCAGATGATTGGGTAAATGTACATTGGCAATGTCAAGGACCTACGGTTTGGGAAACAAGAATTAATTCAGAAGATACTGAGCCATCATTTGTATATAACATGGAGCCAGGAGATGTCATAGTAGTTCCTACTGGCGTACAGCATGCTGTAAATCATATTAGCCCTAGAGCTGGAATAGTATTGTCTTATCAATTTAAAGATAGTATACACAGACCACAGGCCGCAAACGAAAAAGGCACACACTCTAAAAGACCTTTTGTTATGCCAGAGAATTATTTTTGGGAATAATTAAGTCTAGCAAATCCAGCTAAACTAAACCTTTCACCATTTTTTACTTCTTTTACACCGTGCCTGTACATCATTCCAGCGGGGTGAACTACAATAGATTTTGCAATTGGTTTAATCTCTAAACCTGCTTTAGGATAATAAAGCTCTCCGCCATCGAAGTCATCGTTAAGATATAAAACAATACCAAGTTTAATATCAGGGGATAGCCCCGAATCGTGATGCTCTTTCATAAAATCCCCATCTCTAAACTTATATATATTGTATAGGGGGTCTAATACGTAGTCGGTTTGATAGTGATCATTTATTAAATATATACAACGGCTATGAATTTTATCTATTATCATTTTTGCTTTTTCTAATAAATGTGGGTTAAGCTCAAGCCAAAGCATTTGCTTGGTCCAGTCTCCGTAAGCAGCATTTACTAATTTGGCATCATCGCCTAGGCTTTTTCTATACGCATCCCACTCATCAACAGAAGCATTTTTTGCAATATCCAAAAGCACGTCGGCCTCTTCTTGGCTTACAATATCTTTTATCATTATTACATATTTATCTACATTGACTTTTTCCATACTTCTATTGTACAATATACTAGTGCCTTTTACTAGTAGGCACTTTAGGGACGGTTATGCCAGTATACGAATACAAGTGCTCATACGATGATGCACACGCATTAATGTCGGTACACAGATCTATTTCAGATGAAGATCCAGGATATACATGCGTTGAATGTGAGTCATCAATGACAAGATTTTTTACTCCGTTTGGAATACAGTTTAAAGGTAACGGCTTTTATAAAACAGATAATCCTAAGTAGTTTAAATTAACATTCTGCTATAATTAACAGGTAAGCAAAAATATTGCATTACCTGGGGGTTCCTTAGTTGACTAAGAAATTAAGAATATTTACAGCCTTCCTACTCTCAGTAGGTTGGCTTTTTGCTGGTCCCTCCCAAGCTAATGCTGCAGACACACTAATAAACGGATCTTTCTCGTCAACTGGCGGAGGGTGGTCTGGAGCAAATATTACTGGGGCTGTAAATAGTAATGATGCCTGCGCCGATGCTGGACCAAGCCTTGGAGTTTGGCAAGAAAATGCTTTAGTTATGTCATACGGCACAGACAGGCCAGTCACACAAGTAGTAGTAATATCTCAACCTTCATCTGTAGTATTTACAGTAAATGCTCGGAACAGATCAGATGTTCCTGGAGCACAAGCAACAATTAGACTTCAAGACTCTAATCAAAATAATTCAACAGGCGGCAACTATTCTACTAGTGGAATTAATAAAACGCTAACAGTAACAACCACATCTCCAAATGAAAATGTAACAATAACAATAAGCGGAACAGACGGAATAGGCTGGGCTGGATGCTACGGAACTATATTTACTAATGCCTCTTTATCTGTCACGCCAACAGTTATTAAAACCATTGGAGCCCCAAGAAATTTAACTATATCTAGCAATGAAACATCAACCGTACTATCCTGGCAAGCACCAGATACTGGTAACACACAGCCAGAAAGATATGCTATAAGTTTTAATTGCTCTGGGTGCAATGGCTGGGGAATTGCAACTGGAAATGTTGGCGGACCAAATTCTTTAAACACAACAATTACAATTGATCACTCCCTGTTAGACAGCCTTCGTCCTGCAGGAACAGTATGGTCATTTCATATTAGATCAGATAACGACACATTTGCCCTTTACTCTGCAAATTCAAATGTTGTTACTGGGTCTACATATGTAGCACCTACACCAACACCTACACCAACGCCAGAGCCTTCACCTACACCAGCACCAGAGCCTTCACCTACGCCAACACCAGAGCCTTCACCTACGCCAACGCCAGAGCCTTCACCTACACCAGCACCAGAGCCTTCACCTACGCCAACGCCAGAGCCTTCACCTACGCCAACACCAGAGCCTTCACCTACGCCTGTTGCAACACAAACACCAGCACCAGAGCCAATATCAACTGCGCCAACTGGACCAACTGAAGCAGAAATTGCAGCACAGGTAGCAGCCCAGTTATCTGCACAACAAGCAGAAGCAGCAAGAATACAAGCAGAAGCAGCAGCATTAATTGCACAACAAGCAGCAGCAGCACAGGCGGAAGCAAACAGGCTTGCAGAACTCGCTGCTGCAAATGCAGAAGCAAACAGAATAGCAGCAGAACTCGCTGCTAAAGTTGCAGCAGAAGAAGCAGCAATGGCTGAAGAAGCAGCAAGGATTCAAGCAGAGATAGATGCAAATGCTGAGGCTGATCGTATAGCAGCAGAACTAGCAGCACTAGAGGCAGAGCGTGAAGCAGCAGCCCAAGCAGAGGCAGATCGTATTGCACAAGAAGAAGCAAAAGCACAAGAAGAAGCAAATGCTAAAGCAGAAGAAGAAAGAGCTGCTGCAGAGCAAGAGGCTATGGAGCAAGAAATAGCAAATGCTCTAGCAGAAAAAGAAGCAGCCATAGCAGAAGAAGAAGCGGAAATTGCAGAAGAGTTAGCGGCAATTAAAGAAGAAGAAGAAAAGGTTGTTGAAGAAATAAAGAAAGCCGTAGAGTCTGGGGAAGAATTAACTGAAGAGCAAAAGGATATTGTAGTAGCAGCATTAATAGAAACCCTGGCCCCAGGAGAATCAATTTCAGTAGCAGAAGTTGTAGCAGCTGGAGTTGAACTTAAAGATTTGCCACCAGATACTCCAATTGAAGTTAGAACATCAGAGTCTGGCGAAGTATTAATTATTACTGCCGAGGTAGCAGCAAATATTGAATTAGTTACAGATCCAGGAGCATTGGTAGAGGCAATATTTACAGATCCACAAGCAGCACTTGCTGCTATTGGAAGCATAGGTGCTGACATGACTGATGAAGAAAGAAAAGAAGCAACTGAGATGGTTGTAGCAACAGTTGTAGCAACAGGTGCGGCATTAAATGCCGTAGGTGCCGCTACAGGAACCACTGGAGGGTCCACGGGCAGTAGTTCTGGAGGATCAGGTGGTGGAGGAGCCTCTGGCGATTCCAAGGGAATAAGGAGAAGAAGACCATGATAAAGAAAATAATCAAAGATATGATAGATCAACTTTGGACACTTCTAGGTATGTTTATTGCCTGGGTAGTCCTTGATGGTTCTGCAAAAACAGTAGTAGGTTATGCAATTGTAGGTACATTAATTGCATGGGGAATTACATACCCAATTAGAAATAAAGAATGGGATGAAGAATAATGGCAAAGGCATATATTGAAGAGCCAACACAGGTAGGTTCAGGAGCAATTGCAAACATTAATAATATTGTAATGCGAATAATTGCAGTATTTGCTGCATCTGGATTATCTGTAATTGGAGCAGGAGCAATAGTAGGAATTGAAACATACAAAGCAGTTATATTAGCAGGTACTCTTGGCGTTGCCACCGTAGTTGAAAGGCTTGCACGAGGTTTCCTAGACGACGGTAAATTGACGGTAGCAGAAATAAATGCTGCCTTCTTAGCAGTAGATAAAAAAGCTTCTAAATAATGCTATAATTGTATTATGAATAAATATCGTATTAAATTGGATATAGAGGTAGAAGTAGAGGCCTTTAACACCGAAGATGCAAACGAATACATTCATGATATATTTAACATAGATGACGAAATTAAAAAGATTAATGTCGTAAAAATATCACAAATCAATCATTGACACGGCCACTGCACACAAGGTATAATTATCTAGTACAGTGGTTTTGTGCATATTGGTCCATAGCTCAGTTGGTAGAGCGCCAAACTGTTAATTTGGATGTCCCAGGATCGAGACCTGGTGGACCAGCATATGCCCGAATGGTGGAATCGGTATACACGACAGACTTAAAATTTGTTGCTTCATAGCATGTCGGTTCAAGTCCGACTTCGGGTACTAGAAAAGGTAAAGTAATTTGTTGTATTTAACGGAGAAAGGCGTTGAGATTTTTATCAAAAGATCTCAATCAAAAACACAGGAATCGTTTTGGAACAACTACGATCTTGTTATATGGAAAAAAGATAACGGCGGCTATACATCTATCAATGGAATGTACAGACAAAATGCTTGGGGCAAAGTAGAAAAGTTTTCTATAGGCCAAGAAGGAATCTGGAAGCTGTCTAAAAAATATGTCAAACATTTTAAATGATTTAGGTATAGATAAAGAAGATGTAAAGTGGTATGACCTTGCCCTATGCAAGGGGATGGACACTAATTTATTTTTTGATAAATATGAGTCTGATATAAACATAGCAAAAAACATTGATGAGGCTTGCTTGTCTTGCCCAGTAATTAAAATTTGCCATGATGAAGGTGTTGCAAATAGTGACTATGGAATCTGGGGCGGAGTTTACTTAAGCTCAGGATCATTAGATAAGTCTAAGAACGCACATAAAACAAAAGATGTGTGGAAGCGTATAAAGGAAAAGCATGTTTATTGATAAGAATAAAGATCACTTTAAATATGGCGTGAATGAATGGACTGGAGAACCAAATAAGCCAGTGTTCTATAATAAAGAGATGGCGTTAAAGGTAAGAGAGTTGAAGTCCCCTGCACCAGATCTTGAAATGGATATTGTAAAATATCCTGACTTTTTAGCAATAAGGTTGTATGAAAATAATTTTGCACAATACGACGGATCAATGAGGGTTAGGGTTATAGAATATATAGAAATGGTAAAAAATATTCTTCAGTCTTATGGTGTTAGAGTTGAGCTTGAAGGAAAGCCAGGGGGTAAAACAAAATGAGTTTTAATATTACAACATTGTATCCAGGGGTTGATGTATATCATGGAGTTTTAAACGAAGAGCCTAATTTTTTTAATGCCGTTCTTGATGTTAAGGAAGATTTATGGAAGCCATGGGGTGGCTTTGGAAACTATACCACTTTAATTACTGAATCCTACTCTGGGAACCCTCAAGAATTTGTAACAAAAACAAAAGAGATAGATGAAAATAAATCCTACATCAGCAATGCTTTTGGAAAAATCTTTAAAGAAACAACTGCCGATTACATTTTAAGAAATAATGTTGATCTGCCAAATTGGCATTCATCTGACCCACAACTTTGCAAATATTTTCCAAAGAAAGTAAAGTACACTGGACTGATATTGCCATTTCATACTGACTATCAACAAGAAAAATCAAAGATGCCAGGAATTAAGCATGGAGTAACCGCAAACCTTTATATTAATGATGATTATGAGGGTGGAGAGGTTATGTTTAAGATTGAGCCCAGTGAAGAGATAATTCATTATAAGGCTAAAGCTGGAGATATGGTAATTTTTCCTTCAGGCGCACCATACTATCATGGGGTTAAAAACGTTATAGAGGGAGATAAATACATCATAAGATCTTTTTGGCATTATAGATACGATGGAGACCCAGAATACCTTTTAGAAAAAGAAAAGTGGGACCCAGAAGAATGGAAAGCAAAAGAACAATTAAGACAAAGAATAGAAAGAAACAAATACATGAAATGGATTAAGGTAAATTAAAAATGGAAAAAGTATTATGTTATTCATGCAACAAGAGCAAAAACGAGCTTTCAGCAAAGAAATCTTCTCTGCTTGCAGTCAATCTATTGTTATGTCAAAGCTGCACAGATAATAAATTAGAGCCTAGATGGATTGTAATTTTAGCAGGAAGGCAGTATGGATCTGAACATGTTAAGGAACATATTGCAAAAAAGAAATATATTGGCTTAGATATAACTGCTTCAGAACTTTTAATTTAACATAGATTATAAGGTATAATTATAGATATAATGAATATCTCTATAACTCAGATACTAATAACTCTGTTCGCCGCCTCTATAAGCGGTGTATTTACGGCATGGATTAATTCTAGGCGAGTAAAAAAAGATAAAGTTGCACAGATAGCAGATAAAGCTCACGATCAGCTTTTAATTGAAATTAAAGACCTTCAAATAAAACTATATAAATTAGAGAAGGATTTAAATGAATGGAAAGATAAATATTTTGAGGCTTTGCAGGAACTAATTCAGGTAAAGGCAGAGCTAGAGGGAACTATGCTTAAATTAACACATATAGAAATGCATGAAGACCTCCATGAAAACCTCTAGCATTTCGAATTTATAAATAGTATACTAATAATATGACTTGTATTGTTGCTATTGCCCAAAATGGTGTTGTTTACATGGGATCAGACCATGCCGCATCAGACGACAAGACTGGTTGGATCTTATCAAGAAAAGAGCCAAAAGTTTTTAAGGTTGGACAGTACGGAGTTGCTTTTACAGATTCCTTTCGCATGGGTCAAATTCTTCAGTATATGTGGACGCCACCCAAATACACTCCAACAAAAACTAACTCAGGTTTAGATAAGTTTATGAGAACTAAGTTTGTTGATTCAGTTAAAGCGGCATTCAAAGATAATGGATACGGAAGTGTAGGATCTTCATCAGAAGAAGACACTGGCGGAATTTTTATAGTTGGAGTATGCGGTAGAATATTTACCATTGATGAAGACTTTCATGTTGGAGAAAACATTGTAAACTATATGGCAGAAGGCAGTGGTGGAATGATAGCCCTAGGAGCTTTATACGCTACCAAGAATCAGAAGAATCCACGCTTACGACTAAAGGCGGCATTAGAAGCAGCAACTGAGTTTAATATGAGCGTAGCAGCACCCTATACATATATCCAAGTTTAGTGTATAATTGATTTATGAAGACCTTGTTTATAATTGCTGCTACACTTTTTGTAATTGTTTCTGTCCAATGGTTTAGAGCAAGATATAAAGTTGGAATTTATTACATAAATCTTGTAGAAGAAGCAATAGAGCAACTTAAAAACTCAGGGCCTATGGACATCAATGATTTAAAGCCAGAGAATTATGATCACGCAATGGATCTTAGAGGAACACCAACCCACCTATGCCCATGCGGCTGTAACATTTGGAATGTAAAGGTAATGTTTGAAGATTTTGAAATAGCCACATACTTCCTAGACATGGAATGTGCAAATTGTGGTAGTAGGGCAACGGCACCTACTTTACTAGACAGAGAGACAATGGAATGAGAAAATCAGAAAGACTTAGACAGCTTGAACTGACGGTAGTCAGAATGGAAATGACTCTTGAATTACTTAGTCTTGCAATAAACAATGTAATGGCATCACAAGAGATGGAAATTGATCATGCAGCAGAGATCGATGCCCTGGAGTCTAGGCTCGACGCTGGCAAATGGTATAAGAATACCAAAGAGACCCCTTGACATCCTGCTAATATTTAGTAGAATTAAGGCATGACTAAAAAACTAATAACTGCATTACTATCACTATCACTTGCACTACCTCTAGCAGCATATACTGCTAACGCCGCACCATTGGCACCCTCAGTTGCAATCATCGATACAGGTATTGACGATACTTTACCATCATTCCAAGGTAAGATTGTAACTCAAGTTTGTATATTGGAATTTACTTTATGTCCAAATGGAACATCATTTGAAGAAAGCCCTCGTGCTGCTGTAGTTCCTGCAAGCATTATTAATTTAAATGGCTTTGAGCACGGAACACAAATGGCTTCCACATTGCTATTATCTAACCCAAATCTAAATATTGTGTTTATTAGAATTGTGGGCAATAATGCAACAGGAGGAAGAATTAATCCAACTGCTTCTGCCGTAGATAAAGCTTTAGAGTGGGTAAAAAACAACTCATCAAAGTATAATATTCAGGCCGTAACAATGGCACAAGGACACCACAACTTGGGTGCTCCAGGAACAGATTATTGCCCAAAGACACCAACTACAGAGCAGGCAATTAAAGATCTTATTTCAATTAATGTAGCAACATTCTTTGCTGTAGGAAACGGTAAGGACTATGCTCGCATTGATTGGCCTTCATGCATCCCTTCTTCAATTTCAGTAGGTGCTGTTGACAGGGGAAATCTTGTTGCAAGCAATAGCAATAGCGACACTTTACTAGACTTTTACGCCGCTGGATATGTTACTGTGGCATCTCCAGGTAATATAATGAAAAATATTGCAGGTTCATCTGCAGCAACACAATCTGCAGCAGGACTATGGTTGGCCTTAAGATCATCAAAGCCTTCATACACATACAATCAGGCAATGGATGCTTTTAAAAATACAGCATCACCAGCACCTGGAAGAGCGGGAACATTTGCAAAGCTTATTAATTTAAGTGCTGCTCTATCATACATGCCAACACAGGCTGGACCAACTGCAGCAGAAACCGCAGCAGCCCAAGCAGCAGCCCAAGCAGCAGCACAGGCAGCAGCACAGGCAGCATTAAAAGTACAAGTAGATGCTGCATTGTTAGCAGCACAGGCGGAATACGATGCATCAGTAAAGATAGCAGCAGATAAACTTGCTGCAACTAGAGCAACATGGTTGGCAAAGCTTAATGGCTGAATTAACACTGATGGATGAAATTGTCGGGGAGGTTGCTGAAGGCCTATATAACAAGTGGGTCTCAGCAATGCCTGATGATGAAAAGAATCAGCAAGCATTTAGCGCAATGTCAAAAAATGCACATGAAACAACACTATTTGTAATCCAAGACTTTATGAATAGATTCAACGCAGCAGCGGAGGAACTTAAGGACAAATGATAGTCACAGATGAATCCTTTGATTCTGTTCTGCAGAATCATAATCTTGTGCTTATAGATTTTTGGGCACCATGGTGTGGCCCATGCAAGAAGGTATCTCCAATCCTAGATGAGATATCAAATGAGGTTGGTTTATGGGTTGGAAAGTTAAATGTTGATGAGAATCCTATCAAATCAGCAGAATACTCAGTAACCTCTATCCCGACTATGGTACTATTTAAGCATGGTACCCCTGTAAAAACTATCATGGGTGCCAAGCCCAAGCATATTATGCTGGAGGAGCTTTCAGAATGGATCTAGAAAATATAGATGCAGATCATTTAGAGTTTGAAATATGGCTTAAAAATGGTTATGACAGAGGTTGGGTTTCAGATGTATTTTGTAATACACATGAAGGCCCGCCATTAACAGAAGAAGAGTCACAAGAATGGGATGATGGTGGAGATCCATGTTCATTTCATGTAAAAATAGATGCGCTAATGTAGCGACATTTGAATAAGAAAAGCGTCTTACATAGTGTGAGAACATCACAAATTCTGTACTCGTTAAGAGTCAGACTAATAGAAGGAGAAATAAATAGAATGAAATCATTCAAAAGAGTATCGCTAATCATCGCTGCAGCCCTGACTAGCACAATGCTTGTATCGCCAGCAGCTAACGCTAACGCTGGAACTGTTACCCTAACGGTGGCGGGATCTGCAGCAACAGGTGGAACAGTAGTAACAACTCCTGTAGCACTACCAGTACCAGCAGACAACAGTATCGATGCAGCAGATGCATTAAAGATTGCTGTAACATCAGTAGACACTGGAACAGTAGTAACAGCAGTTGCAACTAATGCAACAATTGTTACTGCGCTAGCAACATCAACAGCACCAGTTACCGCATCAAGCGGGTCTTCAACACTTTCAGTTTCAACAGGAACTGGAAACTCGGCAGACTTTTATGTATATACTAAAAGCACAGCAGTAGGAACAGTAGCGATTACTCGTGCTGGAACTACAACAGTTTACTATGTACAAGGCACCGCTGGTGCTTTGAACTCAATCGCTATCACCGCACCAGCATCTGGAGCAGCGGGAACAATTGCAACTCTTAAGGTAACAGGATACGATGTATTCGGTAACGTAAAGGGTGGAGCAACAATTAATACTTTAGTAAGTTCAAATGGTGCAGCGACATCAACAGCGCTTACAACAGACACAGCAGTAGCAACACTTGGAACAAAGGAGCAGACTGTTACACTTCCTGCTTCAGGCTCAGTAGTTGTTACAGCATACGCAACAGTAGCAACAGCCGTAACAGGCCTAACAGCTCCAATTGGATCTGTAGTTGCAACAGTAGCAGTTCGTGATCTTGCAGGTGAACTTGCAGCAAAGACATCAGAACTTGCAGTTGCTAATGCAGCACTTGCTGCAGAAAAGGCTGGACGTGCAGCAGACAAGGTTGCATCAGACAAGGCTATTGCCGATGCAGCAACAAAGCTTGCAGCAGATGCAGCAACAGCAAAAGCTTCAGCAGATCTTGCTAAGGCTACATATAAGGCGGAATACAATGCGCTTGCAACTAAGTGGAACAAGAAGTTCCCTAAGTTAAAGGTAGCACTAAAGAAGTAAGGTTTTGGGCGGGGGGTAAAACCCCCGTCCAAATACTATTATGTATACAACAGAAGAAATAAAATTAATATTACAAGAATGTAAAGATCTAAATAAACCATACGTATTTAAGTCTTTGTGTAGCGTAGTGCCTAAATGGGAAAATTTTATACAGCACACAAATGACCAGTATTGGAACAACAGGATAGCAGAAGTTCCAAGTAATCCATATAGAGAAAGATTTGTTCGTGGGGTTTTATTTAAGAACCCCCTATACTTAAATGTCATTGGCCCCAAACAAGAGTGGTACCCAGAGATAGAAGAATTTTTTAATATTTTTAATAGCGCAATACCATACAAGGGATCAGCCTTATCTGCATATATCAATTTTGCAAAAGAGCAGCCATCAGATCCACATTTTGATGAGACAGATAATTTTTATTGGCAATGTATCGGTACTACTATCTGGAAATTTTACGCATCAGAAAAAAGATCATATAGTCAATCTAACATAAGCTCATCATCAGAGGGATACTCAGAGTTTGAGTTGCTTCCTGGAGACGTAGTTTATATTCCCAGGGGAATGATACACGACGTTGCAACAACAGGCCCTAGAGCAGCATTACAGTTTAAATATAATATCCCAGAGGTTGGGTATTCTTTCAACTAAAAGAATGGTAGAATAGATATATGGAATCAAATAAAAGAAGTCTATATAAGTCAATCACTTGGCCAGCTGTCCATATTGGGTTTGTTGGTACACTAGTCTATTTTTTTGAAAAGGCTATTACTGGCGAAGCCCATTGGGAGTACGCTGGTACATTTGCAATCATATACACAGCATGCGAAATGATTGGATTTTTCTTGCACGAAAGAGCGTGGTCAAGATTTGGAAGAAAGATTAAATAATGGGAAAACATTTAGATAAGATGCAACGTGCATTAGCACAAAGACAGGCAGGATCTTATTCAAGCGGTCAAAAGAAACCAGGATCAATGAATATTAAAAAAACAGGTTATCGTGGTCAGAAGGCACAGGGTTCAAAGTAATTAATGCCTAACTCAATTTGTGAAGTTAAAGATTGTACTGAAAGTGCAAAATATATAACAACTACAGAGTCTAAAATGATAGAAATCTGTAAGCAGCACTGGAACGAAAAGTATAAATCATGAGCGAACTAGAGCAACAAAAAAAACTTGCCATTGAGTTAGATCTAAAACACAAAGCGGCTATTGAGGAAAACAATCCCATAGCGGGCCCCTGGAAACAGTCTACATTTATTTGCCCCGACTGCCTAACTATTGTTGAAATTAAGACTAGGCTACCCTTTGACAATCCCTTTAGAATTGCTTGCCCCTGCAAGTATTCTGGAATGCATAGATCTACGCCGTGGGAAGAGATTCCTGACCAATTAGTCAACTAAATAACAATAATGCTATAATAGAGTCATAAGCAGAATACTAGTCCTGCTTAAATAAATAACCTATAGGAGTACAAAATGTCAGACGGAAAAGACTTAAAAGGATTTAACGAAACAAAGCCAGCAGGATCATCACCATGGGCAACAGAAAATTACACAGAGGCACCAGCAGCTGCATTCCCAGCATCAGATGTATCTAACCAAGCATCAGCACAGGGCCCAAAGTAAAAATGGATCTATTTAAAAAAGAAGAAATTGTTGCTCCAACATTTGAAGCGGCAGTAATTTCAGCAGCAGCTAACGTTGCTGCATCAGTTGCTACAAAGGTAGCATGCACAAGAGACACAAGAGGCGACGCTGATTGTGCTGTAAAGAATTGTGAGAACTGCAACTAATGTGTTACGAATGCGGATGCGAAACAGTAGGTAGCACCAAGGGCGCTACTCCAGTCACAATTACAGATGTATCTAGAGATGGTGAGTCAGGCTTAACTAATGACTAATAGCATTAAAAAAGAAGATGGTACAGGCATGGTGCCACCAGCTAACGCTGGTGCGCCTGCTGGTGCTGTTACAAGCGAAAGAACCCCAAAGAGATACCCTAGACAGGGTTTAAAAGTGGACATAAACAGACATGGAATAAGAAGAGAAACAAGTCTTGTTCCAAAGCCACCTAAGAAAACGGGCCGAAAGAAAATTTAGCCGTGTGTAGAGAATGCGGTAGTTGTACCAAAGAGCATTATCCAACAATAGATGATGCTGTTGATAAAGTATTGGATAGCACAATAATATGAAAACAGTAGGAGAAAAGTTAGGCAACTTTGCCGTAACAGGCGTAAAGCCAGGAGCATTATCTTATGAAGATAGCTCATTTGAAGTAATCACACAAGACTCATTTCCAGGTAAATGGAAGATAATTGCTTTCTATCCAAAGGACTTTACATTTGTATGTCCAACAGAGATTGTTGCGTATGATGCTTTGGTAAATGATTTTAATGATAGAGATACTGTTTTGCTTACAGGATCTGTAGATAATGAATTTTGTAAAATTGCATGGAGAAATGCACATGATGATTTAAAGAAGACGAACTCATGGTCATTTGCAGATACAGCACATCAGCTGGCTAACGATCTAGGCGTACACCACTCATCTGGAGTCACATATCGTGCTACATTTATTGTAGACCCAGATAATATCATTCAGCATGTAACATGCAACAACCTAGATGTAGGTCGTAATGCAGATGAAGCTTTGCGTGTATTAGATGCATTACAGACAGGCGAGCTGTGTGCATGCAATAGACCACTCGGAGGAGAAACTCTATAATGTTATGGGTAGACCAGCTTAAGGACTCTCTTCCAGAGTATGCTAAGGACATCAAATTAAATCTTGATGCTGTTATTAATAGATCAACTATTGATCCCGAGCAGGCCACATATCTTTCAATAGCAGCAGCATTTTCAACAGGTAATGCTAAACTGCTTACTTTTATAGTTGCGAATGCAACTGACGAAGTTGAAAAAAATGCAGCCCTTACAGCTGGCGCTATCATGGCACAAAATAATGTTTGGTATCCATTTATTGAAATGGCTGATGATCCCAATCTAAAAGGTTTGCCAGCGCAATTAAGAATGAATGCAATTGCAACACATGGCGGAACAACTAAAGCTAAATTTGAAGCATATTCATTGGCATCATCTATTGTAGGTAAATGTCACTTCTGTGTTAAAGCACACTATGAAACACTTAAAGAAGAAGGATATACAGTAGAACAGCTAAGGGATATTGGCAGAATTTCTGCAACAATAAATGCTTTATCAAAGATACTTTCTGCATAATGGCTACTGAATATGGCGCTGTCGTAATATGTCAGTGCGGTAGATCTGCCTCTTATCCAGTCTGTGATGGCTCACACGGCAGGCCAGCCGATGAACCAATAGCAGAGCATGACTCTGATCCAAACCCCAGCGAGAGCGGCTCCTGGAAGAGATGACAGTATATCTTGAAGCATATTGTGTAATATGCAAAAAGAATGTCAAGGGCAGGTTAAACGAATTAATAATACAAGAATCAGGTAAATGGTTGCACATAGGCGAATGCCCTGAGTGTTTTTATGAAATTAAAAGGATTGTTCCATGAAGCATTATTTAAATAGAATTAAATGTTATTTTAAAGGACACAATTTAATTGAAGCAGGACAGTGCCCCTATACTGGATCAACCTATGACTATTGTGATCGTTGCGAAATAATGATACCTAGAGATTTAGCATTCTAAATAAGATATAATAGTACTGTATGAGAAAACTATTGAACAACGTATATCCCTTTTTACCTAAAATGTATCAAGGGGCGGAAGTTCACGAATTCAAAGAAGCCGTTGATCTAACTATACATACAAAAGCTCCAGGGAAATGGTTACTCGTTGACTTAGAGACAGGTCAGGAGTATATTGGACTTGATGTACCTACACAATGGGGAAGATGGCGAAGGATAAAAGATAGATATGATAATTGACGTTAATAAGCCAGAAAGTGACAAATGTCACTACTGCAATGAAGTGGGATTATACTGGGATCAATTAGGAGCAACAATAATTACTGTATGCAAAAAGCATATGAATAATTATTATATAAGCTAGCCATGTGCTATATATGCCATTATAGAGGCGAAATGTATCCTTATATAAACAAATATAATGATCTATTTATTTTATGTAATGAATGTATGGTAGTGGCAGATGATATTAAAGAATATAATGTAAACTTAGTAAAGATGTTTGAAGATTGGGCTGTAGCCCAAATAGAATCTTTGGACGAGAATGGCTAAAGCCTGGGAAGATAAATCCCTCTGGCTTACGCATTGCCAAATATGCTTTTGTGCAGTAACCTATCAGTTAATGGATTTTCATTTACAGTATCACGAGCTAAATGATCAAAAGTGCGAAAAGTGCGGCGGTAGAGAGGGCATTGACGCTACCCGTCAGATATAGTATACTTCTTATATGTTATATGAATTAGTAGAAAAATACCTAATGCGCCCAAGACGCCTCAGAGAGGCCATACAAGCAGTTGTAAGAGATAATGACGAATTGCTACGCATAATTAAGCAGCATGAAGAAGATGACACCCCAACTAATTTAACTTGGTCCGAGGGAGATACTTGGTATGGCTGGACATTTAATCCAGTCAGAGGCAGATACTATTTTGATGATATTGGTAACCAATCATTGATGGGCCTATGGGAAGACCAGTGGGCTCGTGAAGCAGAGGAATCTAATGTATAATAGAGAAGTGATTAACAAATGGAAGCACCCTATCAAATACTTTAAGTTCAAGAGAGCTTATACTGCAATGCTTAAATCTAATGCTGAATATTACAAAATAGATCGCAATTAGTGAAATTCGCGGCGGTAGAGCACAATTAGTCAACTACGTTGACCTTATATGAACAGGAAAAGAAATGCAACCCACAGTAATAGATAATTTTATTTCAGAACAATCGGCTAAAGATTGCAATGCCTTTTTAAGATCAAAGGCAACAGTTAACCCTATGGGCTTGCTAAGCAAACAATTGTATCCTTTTGAACAGTTTGCTAATGATCCTGACAAAGAGTTTTATGCAGATTTCAAACTACTTGTAGAGGCTATCCAGAGGGAGTTTGGTTTCCCAGGGGATCAGATCTCTATCAATAGAGTCCTGTATCAGGTATTGCGTGAGGGCGAAGAACTTGGCTACCATACAGATGCATACGGCGGTGTGGATGGATACGGAGTTATAGGATATTCAGCTTTGCTTTATTTAACTAATGATTACGATGGTGGCGAAATCTGTTTCTATGATGAGAATACTCCAACAGCATATAAGCCTAATGAAGGCACATTAGTCTATTTCAAGGGTGATGAGAACTATCCCCATTCAGTCAATAAGGTTTTGGGCGGGGAGAGAGCAAATATTATTCTCTTCTTTGATGTAAAGCAATAGGTGTATAATAGTACTATAAGGGTATAATCCCTATTAGTAGAGAGCAATATAATGGCATCACCAATGTGCAAGACATGTTCAATAGAAACCAATAAAGCCGCATGGGCCAAATACCCAGATATGCTCGATCTATGTAAGATGTGCAAGTCCTTTCAAGCATCTATAGAAAATACTATAGCGTCAGCCGAAAAGGTAAGAAATAAAGCCGAATTGATTGGCAAGAAAATGGAGAAAAACAATGTCAGAGATTAACGTACCATCAGATGAAGAGATATCAAAAGGATATGAATCAGATAACGAAGAAGAAGACAATTGGAATAACTTTGAGAAAGCTTGCTGGAAAGGCTTTAAGCAGGTAGGCATGAAGGATAAGGGCGGAAAGAGAGTTCCTAACTGCGTACCTATTAAGAAGTCTATATTTGGCACAGAAGGTCCACAAACACTAATACCTAGGAACTCATAATGGGTATATTATATAACCTTGAAGCATATCTTGATTTAGATCTATTAGACAATCTTGATATAAAAGAAGACATAGACAAAGAAGATTTATAAACGCATTGGGTTAAGATGTGCGATATACTGTTATTATCTACTAGGGGAATTATTTATTGTAATTCAGAACCTAACAGCTTGGTTGATTTTTCCTAGGAGGAAAAATGTCAAGTAATTCAAAAAATTTTAAAGTTAAAAATGGTTTAGATGTAGGTGGATCAATTGTTATTGGTGGCACTGCTGAAATATTAGATGCCATTAACTTAAATCATGCAGTAACTAAAAGATATGTCGACATTAATTCTTTGCATATATCATTGCTAGAACCCACACCAGTATTTCAAGGAATGCAGTGGCTAGACACAACATCTAAAAGATTAAAGATATATGTAGATGGAGCATGGATGTCTATTGCAAATCTATTAGATATCGATCCTAACACAGGGGCAGTCCAAGTTGTTTATTTAGGGGCAGGACAAGGATATACAATTGGTGGAGCAACTATAACTGTAGCAGGGGCTACTACATCAAATGGCGGAGTATCTTCGTTTACTACATCAGCAATAACTGGAACTGCATTTGGTAATCCAAGAAATAATATGAACTCAGCTTCAGCAGCAGTTGCTACTGATGTTCAATCAGCTTATAATACATTTTGGGGAATGACTCCATCAGGCTCAATAAGAGTAACGGCAACAAATGCTTTAGTTGGAACATCCCCACATATGGCTGGGGATCTGATAGGTTTAACATTCTATCCTGGAGTTTATCATGCAGGAGCAGCGGTAACAAATTCAGGAGTAATTACTTTTGATGCTCAAAATAACCCAGGAGCAACATTTATTATGCAGTTAGGTGCAGCTTGGGCTCCTGCTGCATCAACTTCCTTTAATCTAATAAATGGAGCAACGGCAAGCATGATCTACTTTAACTGTGTTGGAGCAACAACGATTGGAGCATCTGCGGCATGGCAAGGAACAATAATATCCCCAGCAGCTATTGGAGCGGGAGCAGGAGCTAGTATAAATGGCAGACTATTTAGTTATTCTGGTGCAATTACCTTATCTGCAAATACTATAACAATACCAATTTAATACCATATAGACCGCAATTAGTGAAAAAGTTCGGCGGTAGAGAGGCATTGACAGTACCTGTCATATATACTATAATGAATATATGCCTGATCAAAATGGATTTCCGACTAGAAAAGAATTAGCCAAATGGGAAAGAGAAATGAAGGCTGCTGGGCTATGGCCTGAAAAGATACGTGTTTACAACGTTACTAAGCCTAAGATAAAAGCTAGAAAAACAGGATCAATTGCTAATTCAGTATCAGTTAGGCCTGTGTCTCAGGTTCAAAATATGGACGTAAAAGATTTAATAGCGGGAACTAAAGTACATAAGACATCGAGGTGGGAATAATGGCATGGTCGTATATATTAGCGGCAATAGGGGTAACAGGCATATATTTTGTGGGGCGGAAGACAATATGGGCTTGGCTACTATTACTATTCAATGAGTTCCTATGGATCATATACGCTTTAACAACAGATCAATACGGATTCATATTTGCAGCAATAGCTTATGGAATAGTCTATATTAGATCCTATATACATTGGTCCAAAGAGCCAGTTAATAGCATTCATCTCTAAGCCAGATAGCTCTGGAAAATAGATCATTTAGGCACCTAACTCCTATATCCCCCTCCCATTTATCTCCTCTCTAATAGCCCTTAGAAGGCTTATATAGTGGAGCAAAGTGGAGTATTGTGGAGAATTTATACTCTAGATAACATATCATATACTATAGATATATATAGTTAAACATACATATGTAATTGAGCATATCCCATCTTAATCGTAATGTCAATAGCCGAAATGTGCAGCATATTGATCCATATTTGTCAATAGAATATGCAAGGGATTTTGGCTTATTCTGCCATATTCTCTACAGATTTGTCGACATTCTATATGTATAATTAATCATATAGACATTATTCTGTAGCATTTTCAGGCGTATTTGTCAAGGCCTCGTAAACGAGAAATTTGGCCCACATGTTTTAAATTTCAGGGATTTGAGATCATGTGTCGTAAATGAAAAAAGCTGCCCCCATGCCCACACATACAAAAAATCCACAGGATGTGGATAACCCTGTGGATAATTTGGGCTAGATATGTTTATCTATCTAACCAGACATTCATCTATTCATATATGTCTATTGTTAATTGAATGGATCTTGTTCTTCTCGCCATCCAAACCCTTGTCTTACTATTGGTTCCTCCCGCTTTGGAACTTTAAAAGAACGGGCTGGAAGTTTAAGAGATTCTAATTGATTATCTTCTTGGTAAGCCTTGATACATTCATTTAATTCAACTGCTAACATCAAACCTTCTGATGTATAGCCATGAACTCCATGTATCTTAGATTGTTCGGATATGATTGATACAACCATTTCCATAATTCTGTCAATTGTATACATTGGCTGTTCTGCCAAATATCTACCAAAGATTGTTGGATTAAACCAATGGTCTTCTGTTAGATTTACTATTGATTCTGCTACTTTGATTTCTGGTGATTTACTCATATTCCGCCTTCCGCCTGACCTTAGATTATATCAAAAATAAGAGACGGGGTCAAGGACCAACGAAGCCCTAACCCCGTCCCAAGAATTACTTCGCCTTGTTTGCTGGTACTTCTGCTGTAAATGTAACGCCCTTGGCTACTGCCTCGGCTAGAGCCACCTTAGCTGCTCCTGAGAAACGACCACGTACACCTACTGTAATGCCTTGTGACTTTAGATATTCACGCTTTGTTGCCATTTGATAATCCCCTTTCAAGAGATGTTTTATTTATTATATCAACTATTTACAAAATTGTAAATAGGCTTCAGGCTATTTTCTTTTACAACCGTAAGGAAAAAATTTGGCCCCTACGAAAGATCTGCTTGCTCAATACGATCACTGATTAATTTAGCAATGATGTTATGTGCTTCAATATTCTCAGTTTCGGACCCACCCCACAAAAGCTTTTGGGCTTTGTCTAACTGATCATTCAAGTATATGTCACTCATCTTCATCTGATTCCTCCTCATCATCTTCAGGGACCTCATCAATGATGTTCCTGTCAATCATCCAGTCTCTAATGCCCTCGTGTAGGTCTTCTGCGCCATACTCTAGGGACCAGCCATTCTTGTCTGCGTCTTCCCAGAACATCTGCCATACGTCTTCTATGTCCTCTGTGACGCAGTATTCTTCCTCGGCACCCTCTTGGATGTTTGTGTATAGATCCCGTGCAACATCCCAGGCATACACCCAAACCAGGGGCAGGCCAACAGGAAGTTTAGTTATCTTGGCAATGATATCTTCAATCTCAGTATATGTATCTTGCATGCGTGTCTTTTCCTGCAGGTCCATGTCAGCCATTTACGTGCTCCTTCATATCTCTAATTAGTTTATCGTTCTTAGCAAATGCTATGTCATATGTAAGACCGTATAGTTCTCCATATGTTTCAAGGACGCCTTCCCAATATTTGCGTTCCATGGAATCCATGGCTTCGCCTGATTCTTCTTCGGCTTCCGTTGCATATTCCAATTGCTTCTCAGCCTCAACCATAAGCACTTTTAGTTCGCCGTGCAGAATATCTGCACCGTCCATGTCAAGGTTGACCATGCGTTGCAAATGGGGCGGGAGCCCAATGTCTGTTCTATTCATTGTTATACCTTTCGTTAGAAGAGTTCATTATATCAGTAGCCACTGACAAAATGTGCCTGGTGTTTTCAATCTCTGCTTGTTTAACTCTATAGAAATGATGACCATTTACATAATCAATCTGTTCTAAGTCTTGTTCTAAACTAATTAGATGTATCTTTAGATACTCCATAAACCTTGATGATTTATTCATAATGATATTCGCCCGTTTCTCTATTGAAGTATCTTACCATAGAGCACTGACAAGTAAAAATTCCAGGGACATCTGAACACTCCCAGTAATGCTGACATTTAGCCCCCATTAGTCGAAATACCCTTCTGCCCACAGACCTTGGAAAAAGCTGACTGCATCCTCCAGGTCTTTTCTCAAAGGTTCCTTGTCCATTAAATCGGACGGGGTCCTAAGATAAAATAACTTAGCATCATGAACAGCATTAGTCATACGATCTAAATCCTCTGCAGTATATCCTAACATCATAATAGGAACTCATCTCCCTCAATATAGCCATAGTATTCGTTATACTGTTGCTTTAATTCACGAGAAGCATATTCCATAAATCTAAATTCAGCATATGCCTCACCCTCCTCTAAATTGTTATAAGACCATTGGTCAAATAACGCTTCACCAATTTCTTGTTGCATTGCACCTGTAATGTGCTCTGCTATTGTATCTATAAATTGCTCAGCCATTTATTTCCGCCTTTCGATATTCGGGAACTTTAGTTTCTAAGTATATACTATGGGTCTGACATTTAGCCACAGCCTCTAGGTCTGCCTCGCCAAGCCAGTGGCAGTTGCCACAAATTTGACCACAGTCTTCTTCTTCGCAGTATTCCATTTGGTCAGTTGCATCACAATCACGGCACATAGAATCATATTCTGATTCTGATATAACTTCACCACGAAGGATTTCCATTTCTCCACCCCAGCCTGTTTCTTCCTCATATGATAAAGTAAATAGTAGTGTTGGGTATTGTGCAGATAGTTTTTGAATGGCTGGCATTGGACGAGACCAAGCAGTTTCAAAGTTATAATGAACTACATAGTTCTCACCGTTCTCGGCTTCCTCCATATTAGTATTAGGATACTTGTCATCCTCACATACAGCCACATCCCATTTAGTGCCCCACTCACGGACATTAAAGTTATACCAATCGTTGGTATCAAACTTAAACCAATTCTCATCTGTTTTAGAGGACGGCGGTTGAGAGTGGTAATCATTCTCAGATACACCAGCATCTACATATGAATAGATATTATGAAAAGAGAAGATAGGATTAACAAACTTACGTTGTCTAATCCCAAATGATAAATCACCATTTGCTTCAATAGAATAAACAAATGGCTTATTCATCTGTTTAATTAAAGACTTTACTTGGTCAGGATTACCTTCAATTGTTAAACCGTTATACACCCAATTTGGCATATTATATCCTTTCGTTGATATGTGATTATTATACACTGACCCACTGACATATGGAATACTATTTGGGTGTGAGTCACACCACATTTTGTATGCATGTGGTCAAGATCACAGAAATTCAGGCGATTTTAAATTGACGTCGTAAACAAATTATGTTACCCTCAATCTTTTGCGGGCCAAAAAAATCCCCCTAGTATCAGAGCTGAAGCTGACTAGGGGGTAATGATAAGGCTGCCTGGATCTCCAACGAAAGGAATAGATCCGCTTTACTTAGCGACTTGCGGGACACGCTTAACTAGCCG